CTGTTTATTCACAATGGCAATTTCATATTCTTGGAGAGTAAATGCTGTAAAACATGGCAATCAAGATGGATTGATGGGTGTTGTTCAGTTTGTCGATACTTCTTATACAGCATCTGAGACGGTTGGTGATGAGACATACACTGCAGTAGAGAGGTGTATTTTTGAGATTACAGATTCTCCAGATGCTGAGAGTTTTGTTCAACTTTCGGATTTAACTGAAGAAATGGTATTATCTTGGGTTCAATCTAAAATTGATGCCATTGATGAAGAAGAACTTCATAGTAAGCAATTTAAATTAAATTCTTGTATAGAGTCTCAAAAATCTTCAAATGCAGAGTTGGAGTCATCAACTCCATGGGAACCAGAACCAACTGACTGATTAGTATCTAAATATTTTTATCTTGAATTCTTAACAATGGCAACATATCCAGTTATTAATAAAGAAACTGGTGAACAGAAAGAAGTAATTCTTAGTGTTCATGAGTGGTCTAAATGGTGTGAAGAAAATCCAGAATGGCAAAGAGATTGGTCTGATCCATCGACTTGCCCATCTTCTGCTGAGGTAGGGGAATGGAAAGACAAGCTCCGTAAGTCTCATCCTGGTTGGAATGATGTACTTCATAAAGCAAGTCAAGCTCCCAAGTCAACAATTAAAAAACTCTGATTCTAATGGCAAGAAGAAAAAGATCGTCTGCAGAGCAACCTATTGGGGTTGGACTCACGGCAAAGCAGATGAAGAGGAAAAAACCTCTTAGTTCTGAATACCTGGTTGACATTGAACCAATTACAGAAAATCAAAAGAAATTATTTGATTCCTATGCCGAAGGAAAACAACAAGTCGCATATGGTGTAGCAGGAACTGGCAAAACGTTCATTACATTGTACAACGCACTTTGCGATGTTCTTGATGAAAGATCTCCTTATGAGAAAATCTATCTTGTTCGTTCTCTAGTTGCTACAAGAGAAATTGGTTTCCTTCCTGGAGATCATGAAGATAAGGCAGACATTTATCAGATTCCATACAAGAACATGGTTAAGTACATGTTCCAAATGCCTTCTGATGCAGACTTTGAAATGCTGTATGGCAATCTTAAAGCACAGGAAACTATTAAGTTTTGGTCAACTTCTTTTATTAGAGGCACAACTCTAGATAATGCAATTATTATCGTTGATGAATTTCAAAACTTGAATTTTCATGAACTTGATAGTATAATGACAAGAGTTGGTGAAAATAGTAAAATTTGTTTCTGTGGCGATGCCACACAAACAGATCTTATTAAAACCAATGATAAGAACGGCGTTGTTGATTTTATGAAAATTTTGAGAGCAATGCCATCATTCGATATTCATGAATTTGGAATTGATGATATTGTCCGTTCTGGTCTTGTTAAAGAGTATCTCATTGCAAAATTAGAATCAGGTATTTAATGTTTAATCATGTTGATATTGATCTCCCAAATCTTGAACGGGAGACTATTGATGGCGTAAGGTACTACAAAGTTCCTACAGAAGAAGAACTCCTCCGACTGGTCTCCATCACTTCGGTGACCAGTCATTTTAATAAGGAGATTTTTATTAACTGGAGGAAAAAAGTCGGAACCGAAGAAGCAGACCGCATTACAAAAGCAGCAACTAGTCGTGGCACAGACATGCACACGCTGGTAGAGCATCATTTGAAGAATGAAGACCTACCAAAAGTTCGACCAATCTCAGATTTTCTTTTCAAGATCTCTAAAGAAAAACTGAAAAATATAAATAATATTTACGCTTTGGAAGGTTCCCTATATAGTAAGGAACTTGGTATTGCTGGAACTGTTGACTGTATTGCTGAATACGACGGTGAGTTAGCAATAATCGATTTTAAAACATCTAAAAAACCGAAACCACGAGAGTGGATCGAACACTATTTTGTACAGTGCATGGCATATGGTTGTATGCTGTACGAACTGACTGGTATTTCAGTCAAAAAACTTGTAATTATCATGGCATGTGAAAATGGAGAATGCGTCGTCTATGAAGAACGAGACAAATCAAAGTACATCAAACTTCTCACACAATATATTAGAAAGTTTGTTAGAGATAAACTGGAACTCTATGGAACCCAATAAAGAACTAGAACAAGCAATAGAAAGTAAGTTTTTGACTCCTTCTAAATTCGCTCTGGAAATAGAAAAAATTGTAGCAGAAGAAAACTTCAACTATATTGATGCTATTTGCCACTATTGCGAAATCAATAATCTTGAGGTAGAATCAATCACGAAACTCGTTTCAAAACCTCTTAAAGAGAGGTTGAAATGGGACGCAACACGTCTCAATTTTATGAAGAGAACTTCGAGAGCAAAACTTCCTCTATGACCGTGACTCCCTTTGAAACTTATCAACATTATTTGTCACTAAAGAATCACTTCACAAATCCAAAATACGATTTCTTCAAATACGGCGCGAGAACTCGTGCCAGTATGACTTCTTTCAACAAACGGAAGGACAAATACTG